GGCGAGGCCGTCGACAACCGCGGACAGGGCCGCGCGGCGCTCGACCTGCAGCGCTGGACGGTCTTCGTCGCCACGGCCGCGGTGCCCGACAAGCTGTACGCCGACGCCTCGTTCCAGGAAGCCGGCGAGCTGATGGGGCAGGTCCTGACGGCGCTTATCGGCTGGCGACCTGAACAGCCCGGCTACAGCGCCTTTCGGTATGCGGGCCGGCCACCGCCGGCCATCGAGCTCGGCTGGGCGGCCTTCCCGATCACGTTCGAGTGTCACGCCCCGCTCATCAACATCACCTGACCAGGAGAGTTTCAATGGCTGAGAAGTACTACTACGGCCAGGGCCGCGTTCACGTCGCGTCCTTCGGCAGCGCGGCCTACCGTTGGGTGGGTGACGTGTCGGCGCTCTCGATCGGCTTCGAAGTGCAGAACATCGACCACTTCGAGTCCTACAGCGGGCAGAAGAACCGCGCGCGGCGCCTCGCGCTGCAGACCGATGGCACGGTCAACATCACCATGCATCAGATGGATCGGGACAACCTGGTGCTCGCGCTGCGCGGCACGGGCACGGACATCCCGGCCATCACCACGGCGACCGCCACGCACGCGATCGCCGCCGCGGCCGCCGGCGACATCATGTTCCTGCCGCACATCCGCATCAATCGCGGCTCAGGCGTCACCTTCACGGTGGTGGACGCGAACACCACGCCGTTGTCGCTCACCGAGAACACGCACTGGACGCTCGATGCCGACACCGGCAAGCTCACGTTCGTCCTCGTGCCGACCGCCGCGGTGTTCCCGCTGACCGTCACCTACGAGTACGGCGCCCAGGACCAGCTCGCGCTGCTCAACACGGCCGCTCCGGTGGTCTCGATCGTCTACGAGGGTATCAACCTCGCCGAGAGCAACGCGCGCTCGCGCGTCGAGCTTTACCGCCTGTCCATGAACCCGCTCGAGGAGCTGCAGCTCATCAACGCCGATGCGTTCGGTGCGTTGACGATCTCGGCGGCCATGGAGGCCGACGGCACCAAACCGGCTGGCGGCACGCTCGGGCAGATGGGCCGCATCCTCGAGTTCGCCGCGTGATCGAGCGCTTCGGCGCTCGCTCGTTCGAACTCACTGACCTCGAGCGGGTGACGTTCGCGCAGGCCGCCTGGCTGCTGGCCCTGTCCGAGGGGATCGATCTCGATCAGCTCTGGCAGCGCGAGGGCGAGAGCGAGGCGGACTACGCCCAGCGGCTGCGCTTCGAGACGCTCGACCCGGCGAGCATGCCGATGGTGCTCGCCGGGTATCTCGTCCCCGAGGGCCAGCGGTGGAGCCGCGAAGGCGCGCGCGCCACCGCCGAGCACCTCGAGCAGGTGACCGACCCGCAAGAGCACGTGCGGCTCATCGCGCTCGCCGGCCAGGTGCTGCCGGATTTTTTCGGGCGTGCGCTGGCCTGCCTGGTGAGTTCCCTCACCTCTACCGCAGCCAGCGCGCAAGCCGGAAAGGTCAACGGTGCCGCGAACTGATCGATGCCGGGCCCTGGTCGGAACTTGTCATGGTGCTCGCGGGCCACGACTACGACCGGGCCCTGCAGATCCTCGACTGGCCGGTGCGCGCAGGCCTTGAGGCGTTCATGGCGCGCCTGCGCGACGAGGCGGCCGTCGAGTTTCGGCACAGCACGCTCGTGTGGGCGCTGCTCGCGCCGCACCGCAAGAGCAAGTCGAAACCTCCCGCCCTGCCGGAGATCCTGAAGGACAGCCATGGCGACACGTGAGATCAAGGTCCGGCTGACGCCCGAAGGCCTCGCGGAGGTCATCGGCGCGATCCGCAAGGTGCAGACCGAGGCGAAGGAGGCCAGCACTTCTGCGACGAGCAGCACGAAGGCGCTCACGACCGCGCTCGGCGGGCTGCGTCGCGTGATGGGCGCCATGGGGCTCGGGCTGTCGGTCGCCGGCATTGTGGCCTTCGGCCGCGCGGTGGCGAAGTCCGCGACGGAAACTGTCGATGCGGCAAAGCGCATTGGCGTCTCGGCCGAGGAATTCTCGCGCCTGCAGATAGCTGCGCGCGCGGCGGCGGGTAGTGACGGCCTGGGCGCGCTCGAGGCCGCGGCGCGCACCCTGCAGCGCAATCTCTCGAACGCGCTCTCGAACCCCACCGGGGAGGCTGCGCGCGCGTTCCAGCAGATCCGCATCGAGGCGCGCGAGTTCCAGAAGCTCTCGCTCGAGGACCAGTTCGCGGTCGTGGCCGATGCGGTCAAGGACCTGTCGAACCAGGAGGATCGGCTGCGGGCCGTGATGGACCTTATGGGCAAGAGCGCAGCGAGCCTCGTGCCGCTCTTCGCCGAGGGCGGCACGGAGATGAAGCGCGTCGCCGACGAGGCCCAGCGCGCAGGGCGCGTGCTCAGCAACGAGACGGCCGCCGGGATCGATCGCGCCGACAAGGCGATCAAGCGTCTGAAGTCCACGATCAGCCGGACGGGACGCGATGCCCTCGGCAGTGTCGTGGCCACGGTGTTCGAGGCCTACGACGAGCTGACGAAACCGGAGGCGGAGAAGATCGCCCGCGATCTGGCGCTCTCGCAGGAGTCGCTGCAGCGAGCCCTGAAGGCCGGCGATGCGGGCACGATCGCGCGCCTCGAGGAGCGCATCCGGGCGCTGAAGGATGCGCAGACGGCGCTTGAGATCTCGTCTCGAGGTGGCGGGCCTTCGACTCGTCGCCTCTCGACGCGGCGAGCCGCTACGGCGGACGATGGCACCGATCGCTCCCAGCTCGCCAAGATCGAGACGCCCGAAGAGCGCCGAGCCCGCCTCGAGCTCGCGCGTGCGCGCATCCAGGACGCGCAGAAGATCGCCGACGCCGAGCGTGCGATCCGCGCCCAGGCCGACGAGCAGGCCTACAAGGACGGGCTGATCAGCCTCGAGGCCTATTACGTGCGCCGGCGCGAGCTGGCGCAACAGGCCGGAGCAGCCGAGGTGCAGGCGCTGCAGGCGCAGATCGGGCTGATCCAGCAGCAGGACGTCGAGACCGACTCCGAGCGCACGCGCCAGGCCGGGCAGGTCGATCAGCTGCGCGCGCAGATCGCCGTGCGCCGCCTCGAGCTCGAGCGCGAGCTGGCGCAGCTCATCGGTCAGCAGGCCGAGGAAGGCAGGAAGCTCGCCGAAGACCAGCTCGAGGTCGCGAACCGACTGGACGAGATCGAGGGCAATCGCCACGCGGCCTTCCAGCGCAACCTCGCCGAGGAGATCCGCCAGCTCGAGCGCCTCGGGGCGCAGATCGGCCTCACCAGCGCCGAAATCGAGGCGCAGGCCGCGCGGCTGAGGACGTCACTTACCGCGGGGTTCAATTTCGAGCAGGCCTCGAGCGCCGCGACGAGCGCGCTCGAGGCGTTCAACCGTGACGCAGAGCAGATCCGCCGCGACCAGGAGGCGGGCCTGCTCACGCAGCTCGAGGGCGAGAACCGCCTCATCGAGCTCGCACGCGAGCGTCTCGAGGTGCTGCGGGCGGTGTCGGCTGAGTCGATGCGCGCCGCGCTGGCGACGGGCGACCCGGCGCTCATCGCCCAGGCCGAGCAGCAGGCGGCCTCGGTCGCGCAGATCGCCGCCTCCTTCCACGCCGCGACGAACTCCGCCGCGCGCTACCGGCAGGGCCTCGAGAGCGGCCTGCAGGACGGCCTCACGGGCCTGGCTGCTAACCTCGCCGCGATCGAGTCGCTCGAGGACGCGTTCCGCCAGCTCGCGCTCACCGTCGTGCAGTCGCTCGCGCAGATCGCCGCCGAGCTGCTCGCCAAGCAGGCCACGCTCGCGATCCTGCGCGCGTTCGGCGGCCTGGGCGGCGCGGGCGCCGGCGCCACGGGTGGCCCCGTCGAGGGCTACGCCACCGGCGGGCGGGTGCGCGGCAAGCGGCTGAACATCCCGGGGCCGGACAAGATCCCGGCGATGCTGCAGGAGGGCGAGTACGTCGTGCGCCGGCGCGTCGCGACGAACCCGCTGATCGCCGGCTTCCTGCGCGACCTGAACTCGGGCGCGATCTCCCCGCAGCAGCTCGCGCTGGGACTGAGCCCGCCGCGGGGCTACGCGACCGGCGGCTCGGTCAGCCTGGTCGCGGCGCAGTCCGAGGCGGCCGCGGCGGATCTCACGCGCGGCGGCGCCACACAGACGAACGCGCGCCTCGAGGGCGTGCTCGGCCTCGAGGAGGGACTGGTGTTCAAGCAGCTGAACTCTGACGCGTTCGATGACCTGCAGCTCTACCGCCTGAGCCGCAATCCGGCGAAGTTCCGCAGCGCGCTGGGCCTGTAATGCCGCACCAGATCGGATTCGTCGACGACACGAGCCAGCTCGCGCATTACGAGATGCTTGATGCGATCCATGACCTGGCCGACGACAACGGCTGGACGATCGAGCGCTACGACACCGGCGGCACGGATCACGAGGTGATCATGTCGGCCCCGGGTTACACCGGCCCGGATGGCGCGGTGCCGATGTATTGCGGCGTGAAGTCCTATCACTCGGTCCCGAGCGACTATTACAACCTGCTCTTCGGCGTCTTTACGGGCTATGTGTCTGCCAACTCCTTCGAGACTCAGCCCGGAGTGAGGCTCTCGGGCGTGCCGGCGCACAACCAGCGCATCGACTACTGGATGACGATCAACGATCGCCGTCTGGCGCTTGCGATGAAGGTGGGCACCCCCGTCTATGAGAGCGCGTACATGGGCTACTTCCTGCCCTATGCGACGCCGCGCCAGTATCCGTACCCCGTCGTCTGCGCCGGTATGCTCACGGGAGCTGCGGCGACGCGCTTCTCGGATGGCTCGCACAGCATGGGCTTTCGCGGCAACAGCGCAGCGCTGGGTGCCCGCAATACCGCCGGGGCCTGGCTGAATCTGTACTGCCACCCATGGGGCAACAACAACATCATGAACAGCGGGACGTCCAACTACTCGACCCGCCCGAGTGGGACAACCTACCCGCTGCTGCCCGTCGTGCTGCACGACAACTCGGCGAACGTGTTCGGGGAGCTCGAGGGCATCTACGCCATCACGGGCTTCGACAACGCCGTGGAGAACACGCTCGACATCGGCGGCGATGACTACGTGGTCATCCAGGACGTGGCGCGCACCGGGTTCATCGACTACTACGCGATGAAGCTGGACCCGAACCCGTGAGGACTCGCTAATGGCTCACGTCACCGGCTCGGCCGGCAGCATCTCGGCGCTGATGTCGTCGATTCGCTCGGCTTGCACGGGCAACGGCTGGACGCTCTCTGGCAATGTCCTGCACAAGGGCGATGTCCACATCGAGACGACCGTGGTCGATGAGACGATTTGCTTCCTCGGCGGCACGGGGGTCGATGGTGGCAACAACCTGACCGGCCCCGGTCCTTCGGTCGTTCGGGTCGCCTTCAATCTCGCCAGCATCACCGTCTCGTACCCGGTGACCTACGAGTTGCACATCAACACCTCGCCGGACGAGGTGTACGTGGTCGTGAACTACAACACCAACGACTTCCAGTGGGCGGCGTGGGGGCAGTCCGACATCGCGGATATCGGTGGGACCGGCGTCTGGTATGCGGCGGCGTGCAACAACCTGCCGGGGCCAACCGGGCAGTGGATCGGGGGCCCGAACGGCGCCAACACCGGCAACCAGACGCTCATGCATGGGCTGTTCTACAACACGACGTCCTTTACCGGCGCGCCGCTCAACAGCATTAATTCGTTCATCCATAACGGCATCGACGCTGTGGGGTGGACGCCGCCGAATGGCTCAACGCCGACGGCCTGGGCGTGGTCGGCGGTTGCGCCGCTGCTGAATCTCTTGCCGAACACGTGGAACGACCAGACGGTCCTGCTGCCGATGCCGGTGTTCAAACCGCGCAGCTCGGGCAACAAGGTCAGCTTGCTGGCCGATCTTCGCCACGTGCGCCTGTGCCGGGTCGACTACCACAACCCCGGGGACATCATCACCCTGGGTACAGATCAGTGGAAGCTGTACCCCTGGTACCGCAAGAACACCGCAGGCCGAAACGGAAGCAGCGGGTCGCCGATTACGCACTCCGGCACGATGGGCTTCGCGGTGCGTTACACGGGGTCCTGATCATGGCGGTGATTGCCGGCCAGGTCGTGAACTCCGGGCTGGGTAGCGTCGAGAACGTCCTCATCGGCCTCGGCCTGAATGCCTTCGCCGTCGATTACTGGCCGCCGTATGAGTCGATCTGCGGCGCCGGCGCCCAGGGCAGCTTGACCTCGCAGCTGCCGGTGTCGGCCAGCAACGCGCACGCCATCTCCGGCCAGGTCGCGCGGCAGTTCTCCGACGACTACTACCACCGCATCCACATCACGCCGCGGGTGCTGGCGCTCGGGAACGTCGTCTCCACACAGATCGAAGAGATCGACGTCTGGAACAGCTACCTCGAGCCGATGACGCTGAACGGCATCGACGGGACGGCCGAAGGGTTCTCGATCGACGGCCCGGACACGTTCCCGATGGTCTTCGGCGCGCGCGACTGGGATATCTGGGAGGTCACGGTCGCGCCGGACGGACCGCCCACCGTCGATGTCACGGTCACCTGGGACTTCGACGACCCGGCGAACGACGTGCAGCTGCTCGTCACCGGCGCGCGCATCGTGCTCTGGGGCTTCCAGCCGAACTGGGCGACGCCGATCCTCGAGCGGCTCGTGTGGAACACAGACCTGCTGCAGAGCGATACCGGCGCCGAGCAGCGCCGGCAGAACAGGCTCGCACCGCGCCGCTCCTACGAGGTGCGCTTCGTCGTCGAGGGCCGAGAGCGCTCCATGGCCGACAACATGATGCATGGCTGGGGCGGCAAGTCCTGGGCGATGCCGGTCTGGCACGACGTGCAGGTGCTCACCGGGCCGGTCTCGCTCGGCGCGACGTCGATCACCTGCGAGACCACCGGACGCGATTTTCGCGCCGGCGGCATCGCGGTGCTGCGCGGCCAGGCGGCCGATCAGGCCGAGACGGTCGAGATCGACACTGTCGGGCCGACTGCGCTCACGCTCGTGCGCCCGACGCTCGCGGCCTGGCCCGCCGCGACGAAGTTCTACCCGGCGCGCTCGGCCCTGTTCGCCGAGCAGCCCGCGCGCACGCGAAAGACCGACCGGGTCGAGGAGATCGCCGCGACGTTCCTCGTGAACGAGACCAGCGACTGGCCGGCCACGTCGTTCGCGACCACCTACCGCAGCCACCCGGTGCTCGAGCAGCGCCCTGACGAGGCGCAGGACCTCACCGGCACGTTCGAGCGCCTGCTCAGGACGCTCGACAATGGCGCCAGCCTGCCGTTCATCGTCGACAGTGCCGACGAGCCCTTCGAGGTGCGCGAGCATGCGTGGTTCGCCGCCGGGATCTCCGAACACTCGGCGCTGCGCTCGGTCATCTATGCACTCGCCGGCCGGCTGCAGTCGGTGTGGGTGCCCACCCACGCGCAGGATCTGGTCCTGCTCGAGACGACGGGGGCGGCCTCCACGGCGCTCACCGTCGAGCACACGGGCTACACCCGATTCGGCCTCGGTGTAAACGGCCGCCGGGACATCCGCATCGAACTGGTGAACGGCACGGCGATCCACCGGCGCATCAGCGCCGCCCAGGAGCTCTCCGCCACGCGCGAGCAGCTCTCGATCGACACCGGCCCGGGCGTCGAGATCTCGCCGGCGAACGTGCTGCGCATTTCGTTCATGGCCCTCATGCGCGGGCAGTCCGATGAGGTCGAGATCGAGCACCTCACGGACATCGCCGGCGTCGCGCGTGCGCGCGTCACGCTGCAGGCGCTGCGGGATGACGTGTCATGACGTTCGATGCGCGCGAGAGCAGCCTCGAGCTCGGCCAGCCGGTGCGGCTCTACGAGTTCCACCGCGGGGTCTACCGCTGGCGCTACACCGACTCGGACCGCGTGCAGACCTACCTGTTCCAGGACTTCGAGCCCGCGCCGATCTCCGACGACGGCGTGCGCCAGTCCGAGCAGTCGGGCGCCGATGCGCTCACGGTGACGGCGCCCTTCGACCTGCCCGTCGCTCAGCTCTACCGCGGAGCGCCGCCGGCCGAGGAGGTGGGGCTCATCGTGCGCGACATGCACTATGGCGACGCCGAGGCGCCAATCCGCTTCCTGGGCGCGATCGAGGGCGTGCGCTGGCCCTCGCCGGAGCGGGCAATGCTCACCTGCAGGTCGCTCGCGGCGTCGCTCAAGCGCGCCGGCCTGCGCCTCGCCTGGGAGCGAGGCTGCACGCACTCGCTCTATGACCGCAACTGCACGGTCGACCGCAACAGCTTCGCCACCCCCGGCGCCGTGACCACGAAGACGGGCACGACGATCGAGGCGGCCGCGTGGGATGCCCTGGCCGACGGCTACTTCTCCGGCGGTTACGTTGAGTGGGATGTGGGCCTCGGCGGCACCGACCGGCGCGGCATCGAGGGGCACGTCGGAGGCGTGCTCACGCTGCTCGGGGGCACAGACGGGATCGACGTCGGCATGACCGTGACGGCCTACGCCGGCTGTGCGCGCACGATCAGCGTCTGTACGTCGAAGTTCTCGAACTCGGATAACTACGGCGGCATCCCGCACATGCCGGGCAAGTCACCCTTTGACGGCACACCGGTGTTCTGACCATGTGGTTCAACCTCTTCATCCTGGTTGCGTCCTACGTGATCTCGGCGGCGCTGGCGCCGAAGCCGCAGAAACCAAAGCCCGCGGCGTTCGATGACATCGAGTTCCCGCAGTTCGAGGAGGGCACGCCGCAGGAGGTCATCTTCGGCGACGTGTGGACGGAGTCCTGGATGGTGCTCGGCGTCGGCAACTACCGCACCGAGGCGATCCGCGCCAAGGGCGGCAAGAAATGACGATCGTCACCGTCGAGCATCTCTACAGCGTGCCGAACTACCAGGGCCGCGTCGGCTTCTGCGGCCGCGGCGCGCGCGCGTTCTTCGAGCGCCACGGCCTCGACTGGCTGGCGTTCGTGCGCGAGGGCCTGCCGGCAGAGACCTTCCTCGCCACAGGCGACGCCATGGCGAGGCGGCTCGTCGAGCACGCCCAGCGGGTGAGCCGTGGGCAGCAGTAGCAGCCAGACGATCGGCTATCGGTACTTCTTCGGCATCCACATGGGGCTGTGTCGCGGGCCGGTGGACCAGCTCGTCGCGATCAAGGTCGGCGATCGCGTCGCCTGGACCGGCAATATCACGGGCAACGCCAGCTTCAAGATCGCCGAGCCGGAGCTCTTCGGCGGCGACAAGGGCGAGGGCGGCATCGTCGGCTGGGTCGACGTGATGATGGGCGGCTCGGCCCAGGCGGTGAACACGGACCTCGCCGCCATGCTCGGCGGCACGGTGCCGGCGTTTCGGGGCGTCGCCTCGCTCTTCTACGACGGGCAGATCTCGAGCTTCAACCCCTACCCGAAGCCCTGGGCGGTGCGCGTGCGCCGCGCGACGGCCGGCTGGGACGGCACCGTGTGGAACTCGGCCGACGCGGTGATCTCGCTCGAGAGCAACGCGATCCGGGCCATGAACCCGGCGCATATCGTCTATGAGGTCCTGACGAACCGGGACTGGGGCCGCGGGCTCTCGTCCTCGCACCTCGACCTCGACGCGTTCGGCACTGCCGCCGACACGTTCCTCGCCGAAGGCCTCGGGCTGTGCCTGCGCTGGACGCGCACCGACAGCATCGAGAACTTCCTCATGTCGGTCCTCGACCACGCCGGCGCCGCCCTCTACCCGGATCGCACGACCGGCCTGCTGAAGCTCGTTCCGATCCGCGGCGGCTACGATCCGGACGCGCTGCCGCTGTTCACGCGCGACACCGGGTTGCTGAGCGTCCTCGATGACGACAACGCCTCGCAGACGGTGGCGGTCAACGAGGTGATCGTCCGCTACCGCCGCCCGCAGGACAACAAGGACGGCCAGGTGCGGGCCCAGAACCTCGCCTCGATCCATGCGATCGGCAAGATCTCGACGTCGGTCGATTACCCGGGCCTGCCGACCGCGGCGCTCGCCGCGCGCGTCGCCCAGCGCGAGCTGCGCTCGGGCTCAGGCTTCATCAAGCGCTTCAAGCTGCGCTTCGATCGGCGCGGCTACGGCATCGCGCCGGCGAGCCTGTTTCGGATCTCTGACCCGACGCGCGGGATCGCGAACATGGTGCTGCGCGCCGGGCGCATCGAGGAGGGCGCCACCGGCGACGGGGCGATCACGATCACGGCCCTGCAGGACGTCTTCGGCCTCGGCGCCACCGCCTACGTCGGCGCCCAGGACAACCAGTGGACGCCGCCGAACACGACGCCGACCGCCGTCGCCACGCGCCGGCTCCTCGAGCTGAACTACCGAGAGCTCGCCCGCACGGTGGATCCGGCGAACCTCTCGGGACTGGCGGTCACCGCCGGCTACCTCGGCATCGTGGCGCTGAAGCCGACCTCGCTGTCGCTCTCGTACACGCTGCTTGCGCGCGTCGGCGGCTCCGGCGACTACACCGAGCGCACCCCGGACGGCGCCTTCACCCCGACGGGCCTGCTCTCGGGCGACCTCTCGGTGACCGGCACGAGCGCGACCGTCGTCTCGGCGACCGATCTCGCCCTGGTCGAGGTCGGCACGGCGGCCGTGATCGATGACGAGGTGATCCGCGTCGACTCGATCGACGTCGATACCGGCGCGATCACCTTCGGGCGCGGCTGCGCCGATACCGTGCCGAAGCCCCACGCCGCGGGCTCGCGGATCTGGTTCTTCGAGAACTACGCCGGGGCGGACTCGACCGAGTACACGAGCGGGAGCGCGATCTGGGCGCGCCTGCTCACGAACACGAGCACCGGTCAGCTCGCCGAGGGCTCGGCGGGCTCGGACAGCCTCACCATGGCGCAGCGCCAGTACCGCCCGTACCCGCCGGGCAATCTCACGGTGAACACCGAGGACTACCCGGCCGCGATCACCGGAGACCTGGCGCTCACCTGGTCGCACCGCGACCGGCTCACCCAGGCCGACCAGCTCGTCGACACCGACGAGGGCGACATCGGCCCTGAGGCGGGTGTCACCTACACGGTGCGGATCTACGACGGCGTGACGCTCGAGCGCACCTATTCGGGAATCAGCGGCACCAGCCAGACGTATTCCAACACCGATGAGCTCGCCGACGGCGGCCCGTTCGATCCGATCCGCTTCACCGTGCATGCCGTTCGCGATGGCCTCGAGAGCGCCCAGGGCCTCGAGTGGGAAGTCGAAAGAACGTAACCGGAGGCCCTGATGCCGACCTGGATCCTCGACCTCGTGCGCCCACCGGACGATTCCGACCCGCGCATCGTGCGCCGGTGGCGCTGGAACGTCGCAGTGCTGCTGCTGTTCGGGTTCTTGTTCGCCGTGTGGACCCGCACGCCATGGGGCTATGTGCTCGCGTCTGATGCCGAGCAGAAAGTGCAGGCCGCCGTCGAGCCGCTGCAGAAGCAGATCGGCGAGGTGCGGCAGGCCGTCGAGGACGTCGCGGACGAGACCAAGGACCTGAAGCGCCTGCTGCTGCGCAAGCTCGCCGCGGACCTCGAGCGCGAGATCGTCGATGCGCAGATCCGCAAGTGCAAGGCCTCGAGCCTCGACTCCGCCGAGTATTTCCGCGCCCAGCTCTCGGAGAAGCAGATGGCGTACTACGAGCTGACGCACCGCGAGTACAAGCCGCCGAGCTGCGCCGAGATCTGACATGACGCCGAAGCAGCTGCGCGCCGTGATGCCGAATGCGGGATCACGGGCGGACACCTATGCCGCACCGCTGACGGCCGCCGCGGCCGAGTTCGATATCAACACCCCGCGCCGCCTCGCCGCGTTCATCGCACAGATCGCGCACGAGTCGGGTGAGCTGCGCTACGTGCGCGAGATATGGGGCCCGACCGCCGCGCAACGCGGCTACGAGGGCAGGGCCGATCTCGGCAACACCCAGCCAGGCGACGGCCGGCGCTTCATGGGCCGCGGTTTCCTGCAAATTACCGGTCGCAGTAACTACCGCGCCGTCGGCGCTGCCCTGGGCGTCGATCTGCTCACCGCGCCCGAGCGCCTCGAGGAGCCCGAGCTCGCCGCCCGCAGCGCCGGGTGGTTCTGGCGCGATCGCGATCTCAACCGCATGGCCGATGCCGATCAGTTCGCCGCGATCTCGAGGCGGATCAACGGCGGCTACAACGGCATCGACGATCGCATTGCCTGCTGGCTGCTCGCGCGCGACGTCTTCGGCGTCTGACCCCTAACGATTTCCCCGTTGCCTGCAAAGGAGACACTGCCATGACCTTCTGGATAAACGCCAACAAAACGAAGTTGCTGGGCGTCCTGATCATCATCGTGAGCTTCATCCAGGCCGATGCCGGGCTCGTCGATCTGATCGGCGCCACGGCCTACGCCTGGACGATGCGCGTGTGCGGCCTGCTCGCGCTCATCTTCGGCTTCCTCAACAACCCGGAGAAAGAGTGATGCGCGTCGCTTACCGCAACTTCATCGCGCTGTTCGCACTCGTCGCGCTGACCGCCTGCGCCTCCTGGGGCATCCCGGCGCCCGAGACGTTCAATGCGAAGGCCGCCGCGGCCTACACGAGCGTCACCGGCGCGCGCCAGACGACGCTCTCGCTGCTGCAGGCCGGCCACATCTCGGCCGAGGATGCCGAGAACGTGAACAGCCAAGCCGACAACCTGCGCCAGGCGATCGACATCGCCCTGCAGATCTACCCGACCGAGCCCGGTGAGGCCACCGACAAGCTCGAGGTGACCATCCGGGCCCTGCAGATCCTTACCGCCTACCTGGAGCAACGCCGATGAGCACCAGCAACAACGTCGGGCTGCTCCTGCAGCTGATCCTCACCGGCCTGCAGCAGCTCGAGCAGTACCGCCAGATGATGGTCCGGGCCCAGACCGAGGGGCGCGACATCACCGAGGACGAGCTCGCCGAGCTGGCCTCGCGTGACGACGCCGTGCGCGCGGCGCTCGAGGCGGAGATCGCGCGGCGGCGCGCGGGTGGCGGATGAGCGAGAACCGCGACAGCTGCGATATGCACCGAGTCGCAGACGAAGATGCCGTTCTGGCCGGCGGGCCAGGGACATTCTGCATTCAGCGCGAAGAGGGCGAGACTCGATTGGCGTGTCGGCTACCAGATGGCTGCTTCATCGAGATCGCCATTCGCCCATTGCCGCCCGGTGCGCATCCGCAGCCGTCGTGGGAATGGGACGGAAACGAGGATAGGCCGACGCTCTCGCCCTCAATTCACACGCACGGCCGCTGGCACGGCTTCTTCCGGGCCGGACGCATGGTCAGCTGCTAAATCCGCCGGAATCGATCGATTAAGAGGTCGCACCGGCCAGAAACACCCCTATATAAGAGGTGTTGGCCGGGCGGCCTACCGCAGCCGAGGGCCCTGCCCACGCGGGAAATAGATCCGCTGCACGCCCCCGCTACCACTCCATCTACCACTCCCTGTCTTGAACACGATCTGCCGGGCCGTCAGCTCCGCGACCAGGCGATCGTCCTCCGGCACCATCCTCACCTCGCCGATCAGCTGGCGCAGAATCACGCGCGCCGCGGCGGCGTCCTCCCCTTTCAGAATGTCCGCCATGTCGTCCACCGTGCGCGCCCACGCCTCGCTAGACATCCCGCCCGATGGCAACCCCGCGTCAATGAATCGCCGCTCCTGCGCCTTCCTGCGCGCCTCCTCGATGGCAGGCCGCAGGGTTGAGGCTGACACGACTCCCTCGCGCACCATCCGGCGCAGCGCGCGCAGCTCCTGCTCCTCGGGCGAGATCGCATCCAGGGGCCTCTCGCGGTCCAGCACCTCGGCGGCGCGGCGCATGATCTGCGGACTGCGCAGGTCCTCGAGCACCGGCGCCAGGATGTGTTGCTCGGCGACCTGCCTAGGCACCGACAGGCCATTGCTGCAGGCGTGCTCGCCGCCAGCATGGTGCGTCCCGCAGCCGTAGCGCTGCTGGCGCCCGCCGATCACGATGAACTTCGAGCCGCACACCGCGCAGCTCATGAGCCCCGAGAGCACGTACCGCGGGGCGCCGCCGGCGCCGCTCCTGACCGGCTGGGCGCGCAGCTGCGCGGCGTGCCAGGTGGCGGCGTCAACGAGCGGCTCGATCTCGCGCTGGATCCACTCCTCTGGAGGGCGCTCGCGGCGCACGCGCCGACCGCTGTCGGGATCCTTCACCCAGCGCGAGCGATTCCAGGTGATGCGACCCGCGTAGCGCTCATTACGCACGATGGCGTGAATGGCCGAGGCCAGCCAGCGACCGTGCTGCGCGCGTGTCACGCGCCGCCACGCAGCGCCAGGGGAGGGTATCCCGCGGGCGTTCAGGTCCTTGGCGACGGTCTTCATGCCCTCACCGGCGGCGATGCGCGCGAAGATCTCGCGCACGATCTCGGCCTCTCCCGGCTGGTAGCCGTAGGCGCGCCCGCCGGTCGGCCGGCCCTCCTGGGCGCGGCTCTGCAGTGCCGAGCGCGTGCGGTCAGCGATCATCGCCCGAAACTCCTCGGACATGATCCCGGAGAGCCCGGCCTGCATGCGCGCCGTGCGGTGGTCCGAGTGATACCCGTCCTGCACGCCGATCACCGCCACGTGACGGAAGCGCAGGCGCTCGATGAACTTCAGGAGGTCACCCTGGCTGCGCGACAGGCGCGTCAGGTCGGTGACCAGCACGACGTCCAGCGCGCCGCCGAGCGCCGCCTGCTCGAGCTCGCGCACGCCCGGGCGGTTGCCCAGCGCGGCGCCGCTGATGCCTTCGTCGCGGCTCTCGAGCACGACCGCCCAGCCGGCGCGCGCGGCGTATTCGCGGCACACGCGGAATTGATCGGAAATTGAGGTTTCAGACTGGTTTTCAGTGCTGAAACGGGCATAAATGCCACAGCGCATGGCGGCAGATTACCCCCGCCGGCGCCGGTCGGCCAGCTGGATGATGTCCGCGCCTCGAGCGGGCCGTGCCGGTATGGTGCTCGCCCGTTCACTCTCGAGCGCCTCACGCTGGCGCCGGCGCGCAGCGAGCATCAGGAGCACGGCGAGTTCGCGGAGCGGGTCGCGGAATCTCATCGCGGCTTCCTGTGCCGGTTCGCGTCCGGGCACGTTGCGAAGTGCGAGACGTGCCGCTGCAGGTCGAGCTCGACGTCCTCGGCCTCGACCGTGTCGGCATCGACCGGCATGCGTCGACCGGCAGCCGTCTCGAACCAGATGATGCGCGCGTTGCAGCTGCGGCAGCGCTTGATGCGCCGCTCGTGCGCCTCGCTCGTGTCGTCGAGATCGTCGAATGTCACGGTTCATCCTCCGCGATCTTGCGTAGGCGCTTGGCCAACCTGGTGCATTTGTTGGCGACGAACTTGGCAGCGGAGGAGCCTGACGTATCCATGATCCACTCGCCGTCGAGCATCTGAGCGTCCTCGTCGAGATGGGCTGCGGCCTCACGCAGTGCCCGGCGGTCGCTGGTCTTCACCACCCGCACCTGTCGCATACGTAAATGCCCATGAGTTGCTGGCGTAGCATGGCCCCGCAGCGGCCGCATCGCGGTTCCTCCGGCACGACCTCGTTTCCAGCTGCATCGAGCAATAGGTTCTCCGCTGCCTCGTGCGCCTTTCGGCGCTGGAGTTCGCGGAGGGCGGCCAATGGAGACCTTAGGTCTTTTGTACCCGGACAGACGACAGAGCATGGCGAAGTCGGCGATCACTCAGCCGCCTCGGCGAGGTTGAGCGTGAGGCGGGTCATCGGATTGATGTCGCCCACGGCATCTCCTCGACCATCTTCCCGCAGCATGAGCACCGGCCGCTGGCTTGCTCTTCCTCGTCGTGGAAGACCCCGCAGTCGCAGTACGGGCTGTCGTCGCGATCGTCGATCTCATCGTCGTCAGTCGCAGCGGGCGATTCGATGGTCATGGCTGATACGGCTCCGGCTTGTCGATGGGCTGCCATCCCCTTCATCGCCTCGTCGATCATGTCGTCCCATTTCGACGGGACGGCACTGTTCATCAGGCGCCGCATGATGTCGTTTCCGGCCGTGTCTCGGAGCCATCGATAACGTGCGGTGTCGCGCTTCGCGGCGGCGAGTTCTCCGAGCAGACTCTTGCAATTCTCAATCGAGACAGCGAGCGCTGAACGCAGGCGCTCGATCTCGGCGCAAAGAGTTTCGTCCCTTTTCTGCATCCGCTCGAATTCGTTGCTACGGATTTCGTCGATGATGTCATTCATTGGGCAGCACCTTGTCGAGATACGCGCGCACCGCGCGGACGCGACTGCGGTAGTCCTGGCGATTGAAGCTCGAGCCGCCGCTGCCGAGGACCACGCAACGCGCGCAGCCCGAGGGCAGCGCGCTGATCGTCGACGTCCAGGTCCAGCCGTACGGCCCACGGAAGAGGTCCGGGTCGACGACGGGGTCGTATCGGTCGTAGTCGATGAGCGCGAGCAGCTCCTGGATCGTCGGTAGCCGCCAGCCCTCCTGGCCGAGCAGGCGGCAGTCGGCGGCGAGCTTCTGCGCTTCCTGCCACGTGCCCTCACCGATGACGCCGGCGGACCAGGTCAGGTTCGTGTGCGCGTCGTAGACGGCGACGTGCTCGCTCTGACCGGAGACCATGAGGCGCGTGAAGCGCGTCGTCGGCTTCGCCACAGGCGGAGCAGGGAAGAGCACGATCTTCTCGAGCCGCTCGACGCGCATCGTCAGGGACAGCGGCGCCGCGCGACGCGCCTTGAGGACCGGACGGCGGCCAGTGGAGACCTTGCGAGAGGTTTTCATGATGCGGTTACTCCCAAGGACTCAGAACTGACCGGCGCGCACCGCGCGGACGCGAAAGCGGTCGCCCTGGAGATCGATGCACGAGCCGCCGTTGCCGAGGCTCACGCAACGCGCGCAGCCCGAGGGCAGCGCGCTGATCGTCGACGTCCAGGTCCAGCCGTACGGCCCACGGAAGAGGTCCGGGTCGACGACGGGGTCGTATCGGTCGTAGTCGATGAGCGCGAGCAGCTCCTGGATCGTCGGTAGCCGCCAGCCCTCCTGGCCGAGCAGGCGGCAGTCGGCGGCGAGCTTCTGCGCTTCCTGCCACGTGCCCTCACCGATGACGCCGGCGGACCAGGTCAGGTTCGTGTGCGCGTCGTAGACGGCGACGTGCTCGCTCTGACCGGAGACCATGAGGCGCGTGAAGCGCGTCGTCGGCTTCGCCACAGGCGGAGCAGGGAAGAGCACGATCTTCTCGAGCCGCTCGACGCGCATCGTCAGGGACAGCGGCGCCGCGCGACGCGCCTTGAGGACCGGACGGCGGCCAGTGGAGACCTTGCGAGAGGTTTTCATGATGCGGTTACTCCCAAGGACTCAGAACTGACCGGCGCGCACCGCGCGGACGCGAAAGCGGTCGCCCTGGAGATCGATGCACGAGCCGCCGTTGCCGAGGCTCACGCAACGCGCGCAGCCCGAGGGCGGAGTCAGGTCTTCCGTGCTGGTCCAGATCCACTCGCCCTCGCAATCCGGGAAGAACTCCGGCGGGAGCAGCGGATAGGCGGTGCGCGAGTAGTCGACGAGCATCACGGCCTCTTCGATCGTCGGCAGGCGCCACGACCAGCCGTAGGTGTCGAGGCGCTCGGCCCACGCCTTCGCATCCGCCCAGGACATGGGCTCCGGCGAGCGGTGGGCCGTCAGGATGATCGGGCGGGTGAGAAGATCCCGATCGATCCTCACGGCGAGGTGATCGGTGGCGTCGGCCGGCAGGTCGGAGCCGTCAGCGGCGAGTTTCGTGTAGGTGAGAGTCATGATGGGTTCCTGGTTGGGTTGATCAGCTGTGCTCACGCTGCAATCTCCTCTCTCGCGTCGGTCAGGTTGGCGCGTATCACGTCGAAACTGATCGCCCAGACGTAGGGATTCGCGGTCCACGAGTCGGGACCGTGGAGGCCATTCCACAGACGCGCGAATGACGATCGCGCATCGCCGTGTACGTATCCGTCTTGATTGTCGTGGCGCCAGCCGCTGTGCCCGATACCGCGCCCATCGTGAAAAGCGGCCCCTTCCGCTCTCGCATCCGCCTCACTGATCGCATTCAGCCGCTCCACGCGCACGTCGTAGATTTTCAGCGTGATCCTGCTGGCCCATCGCGGCATGTGGATGGATGGGCGCCAGCGGTTGCCGTTGATCTCGACCGCTTCCAGATCGCACTCGCTCATCAGTCGGACGTGCCTGCGGAAGTCCTCAATCGTGTCGTGACCATCAGCGCGATAGCCAGCCAGCCCGTCTGAGACTTCATCGAACGCGCGAGCATCAATCCGCCGAACATGGTTTATGGTGTGGTAGTGCGCCCAAGTTTCGCGAACCCACAAAAAGTCGCCGGCTTGGCCGAATGGGCAGTGAATGCGCTGGTCACCGCTGCGGAAAATTCGTTCGGTGGTGAGACTCGCGTCCCCGTGTAGCGCATGGATGACCTTCGGCTGCGGCCGCACGATCCGCCGCGTCTGCGTCTTTCTGCCATCGAGCAGCGCGCGCACCATCGGCGCGGAGAAAATGACCGGCTTGGCGTTCACGCGACCTCCCTTGCGTCTTGGGATTCGGTCAGGTTGGCGCGCACGAATAGATCGCCTTGCTTCGGTTCACTTGCTGCACGCCTGCGCGCATTCGCGGCCCATTGCAGCAGCGTGAATGCGAACGGCTGGCCGCGTCTGCGCTTGGCCTCCGCGATGTACACGCGAGCGCAGAGCAGGTGGGGGGTCATGGCTTCACCGCTTCGAGTACAGCGTGCTTGAGTTCGTTCAGCGCGTCTATCGCGGCAAGACGGGCGTTAGCCTCGGTAAGCTGCTCGCGCAGGCGGTCTATTTCCTGCACGTCATCGTGATGCGCAGCGTGCAGTAGGCTAATCGCCGTGAGCGTGCGTTGAGTGCTGTTACACCCGTCTTGCGGCATTCCCAAAGCCTCGTCAATAGCGCCAAGCGCAGAGGCCATTGCAGCTACGATTGCGTCACGCTCGGCTCGCAGGTTGTTGGCTTCTTGTATCCATGCTGATTGGTGGCTCATTTCCCATTCTCCTT